ATGGTTCTTTTTACCCCAAAAACGCCACAGAAAGCCACTATCTGCTTGAATCGGATGAGAACTAGTCATGACGGCTGAAAACGGCTCTATCGGGCTTGTACCGGCTCAGGAAGGGGTAGTAGAACCGCGTTATGGCTCTCAAACCCCTAGAATCATGTCACCAAGCCTAGATTTACCTTCTAGAGGTCAAGAGATGATCGATTTCTGTAAAGAGATCGGCTTTCCGCTGCTACCTTGGCAGGAACTACTGGCTATCGAGAGCTTGAAGTACAAAGCCGATACAAGATGGGCGCATCCCTTAGTGGGCATCATGCTTCCGAGACAACAAGGCAAGTCCACATTTATGGCGCTTAGGATTTTGTTTGGCATTTATCGACTAGGCGAAAAGATGCACCTGGCTACAGCTCATAAGTTAACTACATCGGCTGAAATCTTTTTCAAGGTAAGCCAGATGATCGAGGACTCTCATATCTTGCAAGAAAACTTTGCCAAGAAGTTTGAATCAAAAGGTAGTCAAGAGATCCGGTTTAAGAATGGCGCTCGATACTTAATTAGAGCAGGTAACTCAGCTGCGCGTGGAATTGCAGGCCCAGATGTAATTCATATCGATGAGTTACGAGAATTTGACACAGAAGATGTCTGGTCATCTATGCGATTTACTCAGATGTCAAATAAAAATCCTCAAGCCTACTTTTATAGCAATGCTGGCCATACTGGATCAGTATTACTTCTCAAGTTTCGCGAAAGAGGACTAGCTGCGGCAGGCGGGGCAGATGATTCTATTGGATGGTTTGAATGGAGCGCTGAACCCGGAGCGGCTATCGATGACAAAGAGGCTTGGTATCAAAGTAACCCATCTTTAGGCCATACGGTTCATGAGGATAACATTAAAGATTCTTTGTCAGACCGGGAGGATATATTTAGGACAGAGATCCTGTGCCAGTTTGTTTCCATGATTAATCCAGTCATATCTGAGGCTGAATGGAAAAAATGCAAAAATGACTCCTATAAGCTTGACAAAGAAAAAGATACATGGATGGCGATTGATCTAAGCCCGGACAGAAAACATGCAAGTTTAGTTGCCGGCCAACGCATCGATGACGATAAGTTCATGGTGGCTTTATTGCAGACTTGGTTCAACCCTGTATCGATCGATGATAAGCAGATGGCCAATGATGTCGCTCCATGGGTTCGCAAGTTCCCGGTTAATTATGTGGCCTATTCCAAATCAACGGCAGGAGCGGTAGCAGCTAGATTAGCGCCAGCCGGTATCCCTATTTATGAAATTAACTCTCAAGATTATCAACAGAGTTGTGATGAGTTTGTTTCAGCGGTTTCTAGCGGACGAATTGTGCATGAGGGTCAAGAGGAACTAGATAAGCAAGTCCTATCGGCAGTCAAATTACAGCGAGGCGATGGTGGTTGGGTTATGGGCCGTAAAGCATCTGGGATAATCTGTGGCGCAGTAGGCGCAGCGATGGTTACTCACTTTGCGACACGCGCAGAGACAGAAGTTGACATTTTGGTCGGATAGTGTCTAAAAGTTGGTCATATAGTGTATTATATGTCCAATGGGAATTAAAGAGTTTTTTGTGCCAAAAACTGTATCTGAACCAATTACGGTAGATGCAGCTTCTACACCTGCACCATTCAACAACACAGCATCGTTTAATCCTTTTACATTTACGCCATCAACAGCGACACGCGGACAGGCTATGGCCGTCCCAACCATCGCTCGCGCTAGAAACATTATCTGCTCAACGCTCGCAGGTTTGCCAATCGAAGTTTATTCAAAGTTAAATGGTTCTCATGTTGCAGCGCCTTCAGTAATTAATCAACCAGATCCAAGAGTTCCCGGTTCTGCTATTTATGCTTGGCTTGCGGAAGATATTTGGCTACAAGGTGTCGGCTACGGTCAGGTCTTGGAGCAGTACGGCGATACAGGAAGAGTTCGTGCATGGACTCGCGTAGCACCAGATCGTGTCACTCCAAAATTAAATCACAAGCAAACTGAAATTGTTGGATACCAAGTAGACGGAAGTGTTGTACCAAATCAAGGCGTTGGATCGTTAATTGTATTTTACGGATTAGATGAAGGTTTACTTAACAGAGCAGGCCGTACTATCCGGGCGGCGCATGCGCTTGAACAGGCAGCTGAGACATTTGCTAAAGAGCCAGTGCCTCTTCAAGTATTAAAGTCAAACGGTACTAATCTTCCAGCGGAACGCATTGCAAAACTTTTGGAATCATGGAGAACAGCAAGACTTAACAAGTCGACAGCGTTCCTAAACGCGGATGTAGAGTTACAGGCGCTGGGTATCGATCCGGCAAAGTTACAGCTAAATGAAGCCCGCCAATATGTTGCTCTGGAACTGGCCCGCGCCTGTAATCTTCCTGCATATTTTGTTAGCGCTGAAACAACGAGCATGACATACAGCAACGCCATTTCGGAGCGTAAAGCGCTTATCGATTTCTCTATGAAATATGTTTTAACGGCGATCGAACAAAGATTATCTATGCCGGATTTTGTTTCTAGCACTACAGAAGTTCGCTTTTCGCTAGATGAGTTCTTGCGTGGAGATCCATTACAACGCGCTCAAGTCTATGAAATCTTAAATCGAATTGGCGCGATGAGCGTTGAGCAGATTAGAGAAGAAGAAGATTTGATCGACAATAAGGAGAGCAATTAATGAAAATAACAATGCCAGTTGCTATTACAGCAGCAGATACAGAGTCTCGCATTATTGCAGGCCGAATTGTTACATGGAACGCAGAAGGTAATACATCTGCCGGGCGTACTATGTTCAAGTCCGATTCTATTACCATGTCTAAGAATACGAAGCTAGTACTTCAGCATGATGTAACAAGACCGTTAGGAAAACTCATGAGCTTTAAGCAAGATGACATGGGTATTACGGCAGAATTTAAGATCGCTAAAACTACAGCCGGTAACGATGCACTAGAAGAAGCTGCTACAGGACTTCGATCAGATTTTAGCGTAGGCGTAGATGTAGAAGACTGGGCTAACGAAAATGGCGTAATGGCTATTACAGCATCCAATCTTATCGAGGTCAGCCTAGTAACAGACGGCGCAATTCCCGGCGCAGAGGTCGCAAAAGTAGCGGCCGTAGACACAGAGGTTTCTGAGACATCTCAGGAAGAAACACCATCAACCACAGAAGGAGAACAAGTGTCAGACACTACCGTTCCAGAAAGCACTCCTGCCGCAGAAACGGTAGAGGCTGCTAAGGTTGAAGTAAAGGCTGCAACAGCACCTTACACTTCAGTCAAAGTTCGTAACCCAATCGTTGATAAGGCTTCTTATCTCGAGCACTCAGTACGCGCCTCACTAGGTGACGATACTTCAAAGATGTATGTTGCAGCAGCAGCAGACACAACAGACAACGCAGGCTTGGTTCCAACACGCCAGCTAACAGAAGTTGTTAACGGCATCTCAAACGCAGATCGCCCAATAATTGACTCAATCTCACGCGGAGCATTACCTGATGCAGGTATGACTTTTGAGATTCCTAAGATCACAGTTGCTCCAACAGTTGCAGTAGCATCTGAAGGCGGAACACCATCAAACACAGACATGAACAGCGCGTTCATTTCAGTTCCAGTTCAGAAGTTCATTGGCCAGCAAGTATTCAGCCTTGAAATTTTGGATCGCAGCTCACCAGCGTTTTTTGCAGAGCTAGTTCGTCAGATGGAATTTGCTTACGCAAAGGCTACAGATGTAGCAGTTGGAACAGCACTTATCAACGGCGGAACAGACGGTGGAAACCGCGCAGCATTTACAACAGGCGCTCTTGTAGCAGACTTCGTTTCAGATGCAGCAGTTTCTATCTATAAGGGAACTCTTGGTTTCGCTCAAAACATCGTTGTATCTCCAGAACAATGGGGAGCATTGATGGGCTTGGTCGATGGTTCAAACCGTCCAATTTTCCAACAGACAATCAACCCTCAGAACGCTGGCGGAACATTGACAGCAACAGCGATTCGCGGAAACCTTCTTGGTCTAAACCTTCGCGTTTCAACAGCTCTAACAGATGGTTCAGGTCTTGGAGATAACACAGCAATTATTGTTAACCCAGATGCTTACACATGGTATGAGTCACCTCGTCTATCACTTCAGACAAATGTGATTTCAACAGGTCAAGTTCAAGTTGCTTACTACGGTTACGGTGCAGTTGCTACAAAGCTTGGCGCTGGCGCATACCGTTACATGGTTGCATAACCAAAACTAATCATGGGGGGGCGGTTGCTCCCGATCGCTCCCCCAGTCGTTTAACGAAAGGATGTAGAGATGGCAACAATTGTTACAGTAGCAGAACTAAGGTCTATTCTTGGTGTCTCTACATCCTTGTACAATGACGCATATTTAACAGATGTGATAGATACGGCTGAGTCTGTAATCTTGCCTATGCTTGTTAAGTACTCAAGTCCTATCGACACAGTTACATTGCAAAATAACATTGCAACATACGGAGTTCTAGGCGATAACAATTTTGCAGAAGGTCAGAGCGTAGTCATTACAGGCGTTGGCGCTCCCTTCAATGGAACATTTACTATTCTTGAGTCAAGCAACATTGACATTGAGGATTTTATTGTTCGATCAAGCTCACGCATCTATTTAGATGGGGCTTACAGAGAATTTAACGGTTTCTTTACTGTTGCAATTACTAATGCAAACATTACAGAGAGAAAAGTAATTCCTTCAGGTTTGGCTACTCTTTCAGGCGCTTCTACTTATGTAGGAAATGCAGCTGTAGAGTCAGCAGTCCTAGCAGTATCAGTAGAAGTATTCCAAAGTCGTATCGCCCCGGGCGGACAGATCGAAGGCGTAGATTTTACCCAGGTAAGCCCATATCGTTTAGGCCGGAGTTTATTCAATCGCGTGTCTGGCCTTTTAGGTGCTTACATCGATACTGATTCAATGGTGCAGTAATGCCAGCATCAACAATTCTTGACACAGTTCGCCAGCCTTTAGCAACAGCGTTTGCAAGTGTCGCAGGCAATGTGTACGCCTATGTTCCCGAGGCTCCTATGGTGCCTTTTGTCGTTACGGTCCCAGATTCTCCGTATCTCGAGTTAGAGACTATTAACAAGTCAACCTTGCATATCAAGATCAATTTAGTTATATCAGTAGCCGTTGCATATAACAGCAACCCTGCATCGCTCGACAATCTCGAGCAGCTCGTCATAAGTGTTCTGAAGGTTATCCCAGCCGGGTACACAGTCGGAGCGGTTGAAAAACCAACAGTAACTCAAGTCGGCCCTTCTAATGTGTTGGTCTCCGACATCAGAGTTTCTACCTACTATACACAAATAAACTAAAGGATAAATAATGGCAACCGTAGTAATTACAGGGCGCGATGTTTCTCTATCTTTCACAGGTGGAACAGATGTCGAAGCACAAGCAACAAGCGCAGTTCTAACAAAGAATG